AGGACGGGGCCGGCATCGCTGGAGATTTCCACCTGGACCGCCGCCAACACCGACGTCTCGACCGCCCTTGCCATGATCGCCGGCGGGACCGTCACCCGCGCCCGGTGGCTCGTCGACCTGACCTTCGTCCGCCGCTGTCCGCAACTCGCCGCCCGGATTCGAGAGGCGTTCGGCGACGACGCGATCCGGGTGACGCGGAACCACGCCAAGTTCGCAATCGTCCACAACGCGACCTGGCAGGTGGTGTGCCGGACGTCGATGAACTTGAACCACAACCCGCGCCTCGAGGATTTCACCGTCGCCCACGACCCCGAGCTTGCCGCCTTCCTGCTCCAGGCCCTCGACGACCTCTGGAAGTCGCAGCGACGCTCGCTCCAGGACGAGCGTGTCCGCGACGTCTCGTCATGGTGGAGCCAGCATGGATGACCCGCACGACCTCGCCGCGCGGCAGCCGGCGCCCGTCGCCGTCGTCCACTGGCTCCTCACCGGTGCCAGCGAGAACGACGTCCTCGAAGCGCTCCGCTCGAAGTACCCCGACGCCGACGCCCCGGCGACGCTGGCAGCCGTCCGCGATCACCTCACCCGCGAAGGTACGCCCGACACCGACGCGCTCCGCGGGTGGGTGCTCCTGAGCTACCGGGAACTGTATCGGCGGATGCTCGAAGTCGGTGACTTCGACGGAGCACGGAAGGTGCTCAAGGACATCACGCAGACAGCAGCGCTGTAGCCAGACCCCCTCCGGGATTCGCCGGCAGGCGTCGACACTCGACGCCATGCCGCTGTTTTCCTCCCGTCACGGCTCGCCCGCCGCCGCGCCCGATCGTGCCGCCAGGCGCTACGATCAAGTCCGCGCCGCCAACATCACCAGAAACCGCCGCGCCTCCCGGGCCGGCCGCGACATCGGCGAGCTTCCGCCCGTCGGCGATCCCGCCCGCCGTGCCGCCGCAGCGGCTTCCTTCCGGGTGTTTGCCGAGAGCTACCTCCCGGCGACGTTTCGGCTCGCCTGGTCGGCCGACCACCTCGCCGTCATCGACCGGATCGAACGCGCCACGCTCGACGGCGGGCTGTTTGCGTTCGCGATGCCGCGCGGCAGCGGCAAGACGTCGCTCGTCGTCGCCGCCGGCTTGTGGTGCTTGCTCAACGCCCTACGCGACTTCCTCGTGATCGTCGGAGCCGACGAGAAGCACGCCCGGCGGATGCTCGACGCGCTGGCCCTCGAACTGGAGACCAACGACCTGCTCCTCGCCGACTACCCCGAGGTCTGCCAGCCGATCCGCGCCCTCGAACGAATCCACCAGCGCGCCAAGGGGCAAACGCACCAGGGGCAGCCGACGAGGATCGTCCGCACCGCCGACGAGCTTGTCCTCCCGACGATCGCCGGCAGCCCGGCCAGCGGCGCCGTCGTCCGCGTCACCGGCATCACCGGCCATCTCCGCGGGATGACCGCCAAACGTGCCGACGGGACGACATTTCGGCCGTCGCTGGTCCTCATCGACGACCCGCAGTCTGACGAAGTCGCCGCCAGCCCGGCGCAGGTGGCCACGCGGCTCGACATCATGCGCGGCGCGATCCTCGGCTTGGCTGGCCCGGGACAGACGATCGCCGGCCTCTGCACCGTCACCGTGATCCAGCCCGGCGACCTCGCCGACCAACTCCTCGACCGCGAGGCCCATCCGGAGTGGCAGGGGCAGCGGACGAAGCTCGTCTACCAGTGGCCGCAGGCGGAATCGCTCTGGACCGAGTACGCCGAGATCCGCCGCAACGGCCTACGGAGTGGCAGCGGCACGGCCGCCGCCACGGCTTTTTATCGAGAGCGGCGGGCCGTGATGGACGCCGGAGCCGTCGTCGGGTGGGAGCCACGCCACAACCCCGACGAACTGTCGGCCATCCAGCACGCCTACAACCTCCGTCTCGACCGCGGCGAAGCCGCGTTCGCCAGCGAGTTTCAAAACGAGCCGCTTCGCCCGGAGCTTGCCCCGTCGACGCTGTCGGTCGAGATCCTCCGCGAGCGCGTGATCAACGTCCCCCGTGGCGTCGTGCCCAGCGCCCACTCGACGCTCACCGCAGCCGTCGACATCCAGGAGAAGATCCTCTTCTGGTCGGTGGTGTCGTGGGGTGCCGGCTTCTCCGGGCACGTCGTCGCCTACGGCACGCACCCTGAGCAGCCGTCGCGGATCTTCACCGCCGGCAGCGCCAAGCGGACGCTCGCGATGGCTCACCGAGGAGGCGGGTTCGAGGCGACGCTCGCCGCCGGGTTGCGGCACCTGGTCGATCAACTGCTGTCTCGAGACTGGCCCCGCGAGGATCGGACGCCGCAGCGGATCGCCGCCGTCGTCGTCGATGCCAACTGGGGACGCAGCACCACGACCGTCCGCGAGTTCGCCCGCCGGCATCCCTCGGCCGCGCTGATCCACCCCGCCCACGGCCGCGGGATCGGTGCCGCCTCGCGGCCGCTCACCGACGCCAAACGCCGCCCCGGGGAGCGCGTTGGCCCCGGGTGGCGACTGACGACCGTATCGGGGCAGCGCGGCCTGCTGTTCGACGCCAACCACTGGAAGACCTACCTCGCCGGCAGGCTCCAGACGGCGACCGGCGATCCCGGCTCACTGACGTTTCACGCCGGCGACCACGAGATCCTCTTCGAGCACCTCACCGCCGAGCAGCCGATCGCCGTGACCGCACGCGGCCAGACCGTCGACGAGTGGCGGCTTCTCCCCGCTCGCGAGAACCATCTCCTCGACTGCGTGTCGATGGCCGCTGTCGGTGCCAGTGTCACCGGGATCGAAGCGGCCGGCGCCACGGCACCAGGACGCCAGCGCCGCCGCGTCGAAGTGCCGGCAGCCGGCGAGCGCCGGCGGATCCGGGTGACGAGGCGCGCCGGCTGAGCCACACCCCCTTTGGATTCCCAAACACTCGGAGACACTCCTCGCCATGTCCACCGAACCTCTCGCCGTCGCCCGCAGCCGCGCCGCCAAGATGCTCGACGTCTCGCCGGCGACGCTTCGCGCGTGGTCGGCCGCCGATCCGCAGCGCGGACCCCGGGGCATCAAGCTCGGCGACGATCGCCGCGCCCGGGTGATCTACCCCGTCGCCGAGATCCGCGCGTGGCTCAGCGATCCCGCCGGATACGAACGCCGCCGGAACACACCATGACCACCGATGCCGACATCGCCGACCTCGAATCACGGCTCGCCGTGATCGCCGACGAGCACGACCGCCGCTCCGAACTGGACGGCCGCCGGCGGACGCGCGCAGCTCTCCGGCAATGGGGTGAGCCGATCCCCGAGCCCCTCGGCGAAGCGCACGACCTCGCCGCCATCGTCAACGACTGGCGCGACTGGTGGCTCGCCACCGTCGAGGCCGACGTCGGCAGCCTCGACTACGTCTCCCTGGAGCGGCAGGGAGCCGCCTTCCATGCCATCGACGCCGGCCAGATCAACGCCACCGCCCCGGGGATGGCAGCGTTCACCGCGGCGGACCTGTTCGACCTGCTCCCGGCCCGGCTGCTCCGCTGCCGCCGCCCGGGTCCAGTGGCCGTCCTCGACGTGACCGCGACCGCCGACCGCTTCGCGCACGTGATCGCCTCCCACGGCGAGCGTGTCTTCGGGCAAGCGGTGCGGATCGCGCTGGTGGCTGCGGCGCTCCATGAGTTTGCCCACGCCGTCGAAATGCACGGCCAGCGGCTGCCGCCGGGGACGGACCTCGACGACATCGTCCGCACGATCCGCACGGCACCGCCGGCGATCCACGGGCTCGCCTTCCACCCGCCGCGCTGGCTTCGCGCCTACGCCCACCTCGCCCACCGCTCGCGCGGCCTGCCGCCGTCGGGGTTCTACCTCCAGGCGTTCGCCCAGGACGTCGAGACCTATCTCCCCGGCCCCGGTGCCGACTGGCTCCAGGCCCTCGGTGACGAGCTTCGCCTCTCCGGCCCGGAGACGGCGCTTGTCAACATCCTCGCCGCCCCGCCGCCGTCGCCGTTCGTGTCCCTGGTCGAAGCCCGTTACCCCGGAGGATTCCGATGACCGCTGCCGCTGCCGATCCACTGTCCACCCTCGCCGCCCGCGTCGCTTCCCGGACCACCAACGCCGTCGAGACGCTCGCCACCAACGCGCAGCGTATCGCCGGAGGCGAAGCGTATGACGTCGCCGCCGTCGAGGCGGCGCTATTCGATTCCCGGACCGACCTGGCGACGTTTCGCCAGATGATCGAGACGGCGAAGGAGCGCGCCTCTCAGCTCGCGATCTTCGAGCAGCTCGCCGCCAGCCGAACCGTCTACACCAGGACGACGCAGACGATGGAGGCGGAGCGAGCCCGGTTCGACAAGGTGCACGCCGCCTTCATCGAGAAGCAGTCAGGCTTGGAACTGGAGCGCCAGGCGGCTTCCTCCCGGGTGGCAGACGCCGAGCGGGCGCGGGAGTGGCTGACGCATCCCGGG